AAGTCAACCTGCATCTCCGGTTCCTTTTGGAATGGGTAATCGACAAATGAAACGTAAAAAACCGATTAATAGTGAATTGATGAGAGAGATTGAACCTCTCACCAAGAATCAAGAAAAATTTTTCAAGTCATATGAATTGAATCAAAATATTGTTGGATATGGATGTGCCGGAACCGGTAAAACATTCATCGCACTTTATAATGCTCTCAAGGATGTTCTAAATGAACGTAGTCCTTATGAAAAAATTTATATTGTAAGATCTCTTGTTGCTACTCGTGAAATTGGATTTCTTCCCGGAGATCACGAAGACAAGTCATCACTTTATCAAATTCCATATAAGAATATGGTAAAGTATATGTTTCAAATGCCATCAGAGTCTGATTTTGAAATGCTCTATGGAAATCTAAAAACTCAAGGAACGATTAGTTTTTGGAGCACATCCTTTATTCGTGGTACAACTCTTGACAATTCGATTATTATTGTTGATGAATTTCAAAATTTAAATTTTCACGAATTAGATTCTATTATTACTCGTATTGGTGAAAATTCAAAAATTATTTTTTGTGGAGATGCAACACAATCTGATTTGATTCGCACAAATGAAAAGAATGGTATTGTAGATTTTATGAAAATTTTGAGAATAATGCCCTCGGTAGATATCGTTGAATTTAATGTTGAAGATATTGTTCGTTCTGGTTTAGTTAAAGAGTATATTCTTGCAAAAATGGAAGTTAAAGTATGACATTTATTCATCATAATTTTTTAGGTGATCTTGAACTAGAAAAGAAAGAAACAAATGGTATTCGTCTGTATCATCTTCCTGATGGTCAGTGGGTACCATCGATTACTTCTGTGACTTCTTTTTATAATCGTGAGATTTTTGTTAAGTGGAGAAAACGTATAGGACTCGAAGAAGCAAATCGGATTACAAAAAGAGCAACCGCACGGGGAACTGATTTTCACCAGGTCTGTCAGGACTATTTGGAAAATAAAGAACTGAACTGGGACGATTATCAACCCCTCTCAAAGTTTATGTTCTATCATGCCAAACCAGAACTTGATAAGATAAATAATATTCATGCGATTGAAAGAACTCTTTATTCTGAATATCTTGGACTTGCCGGAAGAGTCGATTGTATTGGAGAATATGATGGAGAACTTGCCGTTATAGACTTTAAGACTTCCGAAAAGATTAAACCTGAAGAATGGCTTGAAAACTATTTTGTTCAGGAGATGTTTTATGCCTCCGCATACTTTGAACTTACTGAAATTGCCCCTGTTAAGTTGATTACTATTATGGTCACTCCTGGTGGAGAAGTGAAGGTATTTGACAAAAGAAACAAAGGGGATTATATTAAGTTATTAGTTCGTTACATCAAAGAATTTGTACATCACAATACTGGGGCAAAGAATGGAGAATGAATTAGAAAAGGTACTCGAAAGTAAATTCTATTGTCCAAATAAGTTCGCACAAGAGATTGAAGATCTTGTTCTGACTCACGGAGATATGAATTATATTGATGCAATTGTATACTTTTGTGAAAAAAATAGTCTCGATGTTGAGTCGATACCTAAACTCATATCAAAACCACTGAAAGAGAAGATTAAGTATGAGGCAACGGAACTTAATTTTCTCAAAAAGACATCTCGTGCCAAATTAGTATTTTAATTCCATTTTGGGGGGTAAAAATTTCCCGGCAAAAAATTGCCTCTATTACTTTTTTTGAAAATGACTCCCTTTGACTGCTATAAAACCTATCTGGCACTCAAAAATCATTTTACAAAAGATTCTTATGATTATTACAAATATTGTAAAAAGACCAGAGCATCACTAGAGTCCTTTTATAAGAGACGTGATCGTTTTTGGTTTGAAAAGATATCCAGACAAAGAACAGATAAAGAAATTGAAGATTTTTTTATCTCAAATTTTGTTTCTTGTAATGACTCTGAATCCTTATGGATCGGTGAGATAATAAAAACAGGAGATCAAAATTACAAGGAATGGCAAAGAAAAATTCAATCACTTTCATACCTTTTCAAAGAAGAATGTGAAAGTTTATTTGCCGAGTATAATTTTAAGAAAGTATTTGAGTGCTCCAAAGGACATCCACCTCTTCTCAAAAAGTTCCTGAGTGGGAAATTAAGCCTTGAAACTATGGTAATCTGTGATAAAATATTCCTGTACGGGAATGACTTTGATAAGAAACTTAAAGATCCTGTATGGGAAACTGTGAGTCGGAGAATCAAAAAATACTCTCCATTCCTACATATAGATGTATCTCATTATAAGAAAATTTTGAAAGATATTATTTTTGGAGGAAAATGAATTTTTTTAAATCTGATATTGTTCGTTCTGAAATGGCAGAAATTGCAGAACTTCAACAAAGTGTTTATAATAATGTCTTTAAGTTTCATTTGATGGATCGTGATGAAAAAATATCTCACGTAAATCTTCTTGAAAAACTTTTAGATAAGCAAAGAACAATCTATACTCGTCTAAGTTTATCTGATGCCCCAGAGGCAAAGGAAATGAAATCACGGATTTCTGAATCCGCATCGGCAATGGGACTTCCTTCTGGTGTAGATATGAATGTGATTTTTGGAAATCTTGCAAAAATGCTTGATAAAATGAAAGATCAGATTGACAGAACTGGTTCAGATCTGTAGAATATATTGGGCTGGATGATCCCTAAGCAAAGTCACAAAAGCCAAATCTCACAAATACGAGGAAAATCAAATGTCATTTGAAAATCTAAAAAAACAATCTAAACTTGGTTCTCTAACCTCTAAACTGGTTAAAGAAGTTGAGAAGATGAGTTCCACTTCGAGTGGTGCCGATGAACGTCTCTGGAAACCCGAAGTTGATAAAACTGGTAATGGTTTCGCAGTGATTCGTTTTCTACCTGCTCCTGATGGTGAGGAACTTCCCTGGGCAAAGATGTATTCACACGCATTTCAAGGACCTGGTGGATGGTATATTGAAAACTCACTGACGACTATTGGTGGTAAAGATCCTCTTGGAGAACACAACCGAGATCTGTGGAATACAGGAACCGAATCAAATAAGGAAACTGTTCGTAAGCAAAAACGTAAGTTGTCATATTACTCTAACATATATGTTGTAAAGGATCCCACAAACCCTCAGAATGAAGGTAAAGTATTTCTGTTTAAGTATGGAAAGAAAATCTTTGATAAGATTATGGAAGCAATGCAACCAGAATTTGAGGACGAATCACCAATCAATCCTTTTGATCTATGGCAAGGAGCAAACTTCAAACTGAAGATCGTTAAGAAGGATGGTTATTGGAATTATGATAAGTCCGAGTTCGGACCATCTGAACCTTTATTGAGTGATGATGATGCGATGGAAGCACTCTGGAAGAAAGAGTATTCTCTGGCAGCAGTCACCGCACCAGATCAATTCAAGTCCTATGAAGAACTTGAAAAACGTCTGAAAATGGTATTGGGACAGAAACCAACAAATCGTCGTATGGATGAGGAAGTTGAAGACGAGGATAATGATCGTGGATCATATACTCCAGATTTCAAAAGTTCTCGTCGTGAATCTCAACCCGATGAAATCAAAGAAACATTCAATTCTTTGGATTCCTCAAGTGAAGACGAAGACGATGCCCTCTCATATTTTCAAAAATTAGCAGAATAAAAATCAACTGTAAATTCTGATATTATCTCCACGTTTAAGGTCTTCACGAATATATTGTGAAGACCCTTTTTTGTATGGCATAATATTATCCATATCATTAACCACAATATTTAAGTATGTTGGTTTGAGTAAGTAAATATTTCTCTTTGCATCTTCTAGTTTGATCTCATAATCATAATTCGTCACAGGAACTGCTATATTTCCCGTATCTACCTGAGAATCTATAAAGTAATCATAATAATTTACTGAATATGGAGAACTTACTTCAAGACCCGAAGGAACAATCGTAACTCCTTGACTGTTTTTAATTTCTGAAGTTTCATAGTGATGAATACCATTATAAAGAACATCATAATCACCATATTTTTCAACCAAATAACGATCTAAATCATCTTGTAGAAGCGGCCATTCTGATTGAATATTAACGATATTGTTTGATAGTAAAATCACCCAATCAAGAGTTGACTCACCATAAAAATCTTCTGCAACATTATCAGGACGATCATTTCCTTGTATTTGATATTTCTCAAAAAATGCAAGTTCCTGAAAAATATCAGGACGAAGACTTCCTTTCTTAAATAAATTTTTGACTTGTATATAATCTGATATGTTCTTGGATTCTGCAATCCGACTTACATATTCAAAGTTTGGAACCTGACGGAAATAAGATGCCATTTTAATAACCTATATTTGTAAATGGTCCTGAAGCATCATCTTTACCATCATCATAATCATCATCAAAGATTGGTTCAAGTTCATTAAAACTCAGTGAAAGTTCATACGCAGTCATAGATCTTCCATCGGGACTGGAATCATCATAACTCATATATTGACCATCAGGAGTATAATTAACACTACAATTTGTAAGAGCACATTCTTTAAAACGATTTAGATATGGGTGATCTTGAGTTGATGTGATATAACTAATTCTAAAAGTGTGTGGTGCTTTTAAAAGAAGAACAGATTGACTTCTTTTTACCGACATTGCTTGTTTAAAAGTTCTTATAATGGACCTTACCATTTCAGCCTCTTTTTTTGATCTCGGAGTCATTTTAAAACTAAACGAAAACTCTCTAAGTGATGGCCCATTAAAGAGAAGTTCCAAACTTGAGTCAACTGCTAATCCTGCTACTCTTGAAAGAAGACCAGTACCACCCACTGCTGCTTCTGATGCTTTTATCGCAATCAGTGCTGTAGTAACATCTTTGTTTGCTGTAGCTGCTTGTAAATTTTTCCCGGCAGCATTTGCACCAGCCTCTCCTCCTCCAGCAATCATTGCCATAGCAGTATCTGCGAATGCAGCCTCTACTGGATTAAGTTGACTCGATCCCCAATCCACAGAATTTCTGTCCGATATTCCTCCACTGGGCATTGGTAGAGTAATTGTTGCTAATATATTCTTTAAAGCAGGAGTACTTGTTCTAAGAGTTGTGTTTTGTGCTCCTATGCCTAATTTACTTGGAACATATTGAATAATTTGAAATTTCATACAATCTTGTAACTTAGCATTCATATTCACTGGATATTTTAAGTTTTTTTCTGGATATTTTTTTCTACCCTTATATTTTCCTGCATTATCTATTAATTGTTGTACTTGGGTTGCTGTTGCACTTCCCTTTGCTGCACTTCCCCC